CAAACACTTCACGTTTAATTAACATAAAGCCTGTGCCACCATATTTAATTTCAAATGGTTTATCTGTAGGAACTAATTGCTTTTCCTTTTCTTCTATAGTGCTAACAACATATTCACCAGTAAAGTATTTAAGTTGATTTTCTGGAACTTTCTTTTCTATAGCAAAAGCTACACCATTCCAATTAATCTCTTTTTTAGGATATAATCCACAAAGAATATCTACGTTAGCATCAAGCATCTTAAAGAAATGTTCTGGCTCAAAGCTAATATCAGCATCTATAAACATCATATGCGATGAATCACTTTTTAAGAAGTCATTCACAAGTGTATTGCGACCACGAGTAATAAGTGATTCGTTATAAAGAAACGAAAAGTATGCGTCTATGTCTTTGGAGATAAGCCATGCCTGTAATTTAAGCATAGATTCAAAGTATGTACCATAGCACAAACCTCCGTACATTGGCGTTGCTATAAATAAACTAGGTTTCATGCTTTACTCCATGTAATTGTTCAATAATTCTTGCAAATTGTATCATTCTTTCTATTGTCATTGGCTCATATCGTGTTGGAAACACTTTACTATAAGCACCAATTATTTGTTCTTGCGTGAGTGGTTCATAATCCACTATTAGCCTCCGTTAGTTTTTTGCTATCATATTTTTTAACATTAGTTACTTTTACAATATTTTTTGTGTCTGGAATTAATGGTGTTATTGTAACATTGTGAAGTTTTAATTTAAGGTCTTTTAACCAAGAAAGTTCTGTAGGTTCTGAAGTCATAAGACCAGACCATACAAGTTTACCTGTGCTATCAAACTCTTCTACAAGCCATGCTAACGGTTTCATTAATAAAATACCATCCTTCCTATGTGAACTACTTTCTTTTTATTCCAAATAAATCTCATATCTATACTATCATCATGGAAATAAAGACTATTTGCAACTGGGTTAGAATACTTTTTAAAAATTAATGTGTCAAGTACAAGTAATTTAGTTTCTAAAAAGATTTTTTGGTCAGGTTTACTTTGTTTACCATTTACATAGTTTTCTACTCCTATGAACTGCCCACGAGCGTATACAACCTCGCAGGCATCTTTTCCAAACCTTTTAGACCTAACTCTATTTGCAATTACATGAATAACCCCTAGTTTTTCTTCTAAAGATTGTGTGTTCACTTCTGTATAAACTGCTGTTGCTATACAATGAACATCATGCTCTGTAAGGTGCATATCCATTATGGTTTGTACACATTGTAAACAAGTGGATGAATAATATCTGCACCTATAATGTCTATCATTTTTTTTCTAATAGAATCTTTATGCACATTTACTATAAAGCAGCATGAATCTAATAATTCGCTATTAGTAAACAACCATTTAATAGCATCTATTTTGTTTTCAAAATTAACTTTATGATGATACTTCATATTTTTAGTCCCAGTTCTATTAGGGGCTTGTCTGTACAAAGCATCTTCTATTGCTTGCGTTAATATACATGTCATCAATTTACCCTCTGGGGTATGTGCCAACATGCTATTATCATCAAAATCTATAATCTCTTCCATAATGTCTCCGTATTTTCATTAGGGTAATATAAATGTTTCTTACTTGCTTTTGTATCGCAAAAACAACATAATTTGCTAGACAAACAATTTTGTATGTCATAAACAAGGAGCAAACTATGTGGACATCACCAACAGCAACTGAAATGCGTTTTGGCTTTGAAGTAACTATGTACGTTATGAACAAGTAACATATATTACTTTATTAAAGTTTCATGCAAATATTTTCATTTTTGTTATATAAATCAATAACTTGAGTGAAAACAAATGTAATAAATAAATAGTGTGTATGGGGATGCTCCTAAAAAGGAACATCCTCATCTACTTCTGCTTGTTTAGGTTTAACATCACCGTCTTTTAGTTGTACCGTTCCAGAAATAAACTTACCGTTTTTCCCTTCACGAATCCAACCTGCAATTCTAAACTCAATACCGTCTACATTTGCTAAACCAGTATAATTTGGTTTTTTAGGGTTGCTTCCTTGATCGTTTTTAAACAATGTAAACGTGTTTGTGTTGTCATATTCTGCCATGCTATTCTCCCATCGAGTTAATTAAATTGTCAATACTTTTATTATGCTTGTCAGTATAATAATCTTTGTAAAAATTTGCTACCGTGCTACCTGTAAAGTTATCAGGATTACGTTTAATCAACTGACCAATAACTTTATCTAACTTTGCCATTTGCTTCTCTTGCTCTTCTATATCTAACGAATAAAATGTTCCTGCATGCAACCCACTAGACACTTTGATTAACATTTGTTTTTCTATATCATTAAACATTATTTAATCTCCTGAAGTTTATCAATTACATCATCTACTTCTTTTAAAAACTGCTTTACTTCTGACTCTAATTCTTTTTGGTATACTGGATCTGCTTCTACACGCTTAACAAATACCTGTAAGTGCTCTGGAAACATTGGGTTATAACTTACAAAATCACACCACTTACGACCTGTCACCAAAAGTTGAAACTGTATCTGTGGCACATACTTACTAGGAACTTCTTGTGTTATAAGTGTTTCTGTATGCGTACTTCCCATAGGACACTTAATTTCAATAATGCCATCATCACCTACCATACCATCTGGACTAGCACCAGCTTCCAAAGTGGGATGCTTAACGAATCCCACCTCTTCCACTTCCCCGAATTGTTGCACATATCTTTCCCTAGCATAAAACTCTCTATCAATACCGTCTTGCATTGCTTGATTAATATATGTCTCTTGCCTTTCTCCAGTCAATCGTTCACTTACTAACTGAATTTTGTAGTTACGTCTAGACGCAGATTCACCACTCTTAATCTTTGCTAATACATCAGCTACACGACTAGCTGTAACCTTACCTAGTCTTGCTTGAAACCACTCTTCTGATCGTTGTTCCATTAGATAAAGTCCTCCGCTTTAGTATCTTTAACTCTAATAGTTGCAGAACCAGCACTAGCATCTACAGCGTCAGATTCAAGAATCTCAAGGGCTGTCACCCATAAATATCTGCGAATGTATGTCTCAACCGCCCCCAAATTTTGCACCTCATGACAACCTTTTAAAGCAGCAGTTGACATAGGGCTTGTAATATAAACTTGTGAACCATCTGACATATCTGTAATAGTAAGTGTTGCAAGTTCTTTACCGTATGAAATAATGCCACACAATTCTAGTTCTGCAAATATCTTTTGAATGGCAGGAATAAAATCACCTAACTCAAAATATTTGTAGCCAGCAAATTTATTCAGACCAGACTTTTTAAGTTCTGTACTATGTAATTTTAATCTTGCTTGCATTAACTTTTTATAAACTCCCATCTTTTTCTCCCCTGTTACATAATTTAACGTCTCTAATACTTCTTTCTGATGTTGCTCCATCATTACCTGATCGTAATGTTGTTGTTGACTCATTTGCTTTCTCCCATTTGTCGTTATCTTCTTTAAGTTCTTTTACAAGATCAGCAAGAATAACTGATATATGTTTTAAAGAATGTGCCATAAAAAATATCCCCAAAATATTACTAAAAACCACTTTACCACATAATAGAACTTTTGTGTAAACTTTTTTTGTAGTTTGTCATTAGTGATAATTCTCATAAATCTATCTACGTTCATATCTACTCCTAAACTAGAACAGCCACTATACTCCTAGTCAATTTTTATGTCAACAAATATTTTAATAGGGGGTATTTATCCGACTTTTATATTAGTTGACTATAATTTTTATACATGTTAATATGCCTTTACGTTAAATAAAGGAGATAAAAATGACGTATCAAGAGGCTGTTTCATATTTTAAAACAAAGTACCAAATGGCAAAAGCATTAGGGCTAACAAGACAGGCTGTGCAGCATTGGTCTAAAAATTTAGATAAACCTATTCCAGAGTTGCGAGCATATCAAATTAAAGATATTCTTGCTAAACAATCTGGAGGTACTACTAATGATGCCTAAGAACTGGAAAAAATTTCAGCATTATAACAATAGATGTCCACCTTGGATTAAAGTACATAACGATCTATTAAAAAATCCAGATTGGTTTGCATTAAAAGATAGCAAAAGTGCTTGGGCTTTAATAAATATTTGGTTGATTGCATCAGAAGATGTTGATGGAAAATTGCCAGATAGCAGAACGCTAGCATTTCGCTTGCAAATGTCAGAAGATGAA